GGTTCGATTGTTGCAAGAATACCAAGTCTTTCATTCAGCATTTCAGACTCTTTCAGTTCTGCAAACTGATTATCATACAAGAAATCATATTGAATATGATCGTTAATCTTATCCCAATCTTCTGGACTTACAATATTTTTAAGGATCAGTTGTGTTTTCAGCATATCACTGAACAACTGTGCAAATCTCTTTCTCAATCTACCTACGAATTTGGCAAATTTTAATTCGTCACGGAGGATCTCTGATGATCTTCCCAAATTAAAACCACCATCTGCAGCAATTCTTGATTCGGGAACTCCAAGTGATCTATACAGTTTCTTTTGGAAATATTCAATATCAGAAAGTTCACCAAGATTTTGTCCACCGGGAAGTGTGGTAATCTCAGTACCACGACCACCTTCTCTTCTAGGAAGCCAGAAATCTTCCATCATTGACATGAACTTACGATCATCACGAACTTCACCTGTGTTTGCATCATATACAAGTTTGTTACGATAACGCATCATAACGTCACGCAGATATTGTTCTGCCTTGACTTTTGGAAGATTGCCAACGTCAATATAGAAAATTCTACGTTCTGGTGCTCTTGATAATCTATAGATAACAAGAGAATCCTCAATCATTCTAAGTTGATTGAGTGACTTGATTGCTTTATGGAGATAAGAAAGAACGTTTCCTTTATTACGATCAACTAAACCAGAAGTGCAATAAGTGATTGCATCTTTCGCAATTCTAGTTCCTTTTGCTCCTCCACCACCACCTAAGTTATTGGTTGGATATGCTGGTTTGGGAGTATACATGAAATACTCCTCAATTTCTGGAGCAATTCCATTTTTTGCCTCATCACGACCAGGAATGTTTGGTCCAATAATATTCTTATCTTTTTTCTTTTCTTGGCGGACAAACCGCATTTTCATTGGATCAATATACCTCAGTTCTTTGATTCCTTCCTGAGGTGCCTTTAGATCAATAACTTTATGATAATATAGACGACCGTCTACATACCAATTTCTAAAAATTTCGTGTGCTTTCTTATCGAAATCTAGAAGTTCTTTGATATATTTAAATTCTTCTCTAATTGCTTTCTTTAACTTATCAGTAGCATTGAGATTTGAAAGTTCAATCTCAATGGGAGAGTCATAAAGGTCACTAACAAGTGCCTCATTGACAACATCTTCGATTGCTCCATCACATTCTGGATGGAGAGACATTTCTCTGTATCTTTTAATTAAATCAAATTCTGTTCTATATTGTCCTTCAATATCTACATACGAACCATAAAATCCACTACTAATATAGTTATCAACCCCGTCCTCGTTATTTTCGGGGACGGGGGAAACTATAGTCTTGGATTTTTTTTCTGTATCCTCAATAGAAAAACCAAAAAGTTTTGCCATAGTATAAAACTGACTAGACTGTTATTTTACTATTTAGCTGATGTCCTCACCACCGGATTGAGCAGAAGTGCCCTTAAATGCTTCCCAGTAATGAACCTGCATTTCTACGGTGAACTCCTGAATGGTATCAGTTGTTTCGTAGTTCAGGTCAATTGTGGAAATATTTGTTGGGAAAATATCCCAGAACTTGTAAGATCTGAGAACTGAACCGTCACGATCCAGTTGCTTAACGATAGCATCCTTTTGATAATCAATTGGATTTGTAAGTCCGGTTCCATCAGTCAACTTGTTAATTGCATTCATCCACTTTTCAAAAGCAGAACGAATAGAGAAATCAACATCATTGATGACAGTGATTGTCCAGGTTTCGAAAGTTCTGTCTCCTGCAATCTTTAAAATTCTTCCTCTGAAAGGAACATCAATGTTAGCAATCGTAGAGGCAGGCAGAGCTGCTGCCTTTACGAGAAATCTTGCTTTTTGGAGAACATCATTTTCAATGGAAACAGCATCGGGGAATGCTAATTCGACTTCAAATAGATTGGGTCTTGCACCACCACCAGACAGTCTGCTCTTAAAATCACTAATTGTTCTTACTGGTGAGGTATTACGTTGTTGGCGACTAGGCATTTTTCTTTAAACCTCTAAATTAAACGTTACCGATAACTTCTTCAAATGAAACACCAGTTCTGGTGGCAACAAATGTAAGACCAATGAAGTTGATTGATCTTGCAGGTTTGATGAAGATTTCTGCCACAAACTCATTATTATCTATAATTGCAGCAGTGTTATTTGTCTCATCGCAAATAACAACATAATCTTGAATACCTCGTTTTGCCTGAACATCACGGAGGAATGGTTCAACAATGTTCACAAAGTTAGTTCTTGTGATTTCATCGTTGAACTCAAAGAGTTGATCTCTTGCAGCAGCAGAGATTGCATCCTCAAGATAGATGAACAAACGACGAACGTTAATTCTGTCAAATGCGGATGACTTGGCAAGTCCAGTCTTATCACCGAAGAGTGTAACACCACCACCAGGTGAAACAATAACTGGATTGATTCTTGCCGAATACAATCTATCTCTTTGTGTTTGATTTGGATTGTAAGTTAACTTGACTGCATTGAGGATTGCACCTCTTTGTGTTCCTGCAGGTGAGAACCATGGGAAGTTGTCAATGTCATTACGAGCACAAAGTCCAGCAATATCACCATTCAGAGGAATGTATCTGAAGGTATTGTTAAATCTATCATACATGTACTTGTATCCACTATCAAACACTGCATAAGAAGATGAAGTGATTGGTGAGTAGAACTCTAATACATTATTAGTGATAGTTTCATCATTGTTGACTGTTACAGATCCAGCAGCAGTATCCGTGAGGAATGCTTTTCTATAAGGTGAAACAAATGCGATTGCATCTTTTCTTGCATCTGCAGCAGCAATTACCTTATTGGCAAGTGCCTGTGCAGTTTCTTTCTCATAGTTTGCAGATCCCATCAGAATGAAATCTACATCATATTGTTCTTTGTTCTGAAGGAGACCATAACCAGTTACCAGTTGATTGAGTGCTGGTTGAAGTGCTCCTGCTGCGGTAACATCAGAACCACCATCGTTGTTAGCACCATTACCAAGAGTAAAATCTTGCTTACCAGAAGCAGAGAAAATTACACCCTCAGCATCTTGATCCCAAGAGGTTCCAGTTGCATGTGTGAAACCTGAGGAAAAACCAGTGGTTGTGATACCAGAGTTTGGTTCATCACCACCAAATACATATGCTGAATTATCCTTCAGATAATTTCTCCAGTAAGAAGTTGATCCTGCAGAGAATTCTGCATCTGTTGCCTTAGAAAGGCCAAGGTGCTTCTCAAGGATTGTTCCAGTATTTCCAGTGATCTTACCATCACCATCAATAACTACAACGTGAACCTCGTCAAATCTTCCTCCTCTATCAGCAGCATACTGAGAAGTTCCAGGACGATCTGCTAATGTATTCCATCCTTGAGTTACAACAGTTGTTGTTCCTCCAACAGTGCTTGTCGAAACTGCTGCAGTCTGCTGTGAGAACCAGTCCTGTCTTGCAGTATAAGAAGTAGTTGCAAATGATGCTGCCTGACCGGCAGTGTGAATGCCAAGACTACCTGAAGCAGTGAACGCCCATGTTCCACTCTCTTGATAATCCTTAACGTATTCAGTTCCTGCTGCAGAAACGTGTGAAAGAACTTTTACTGCAATTTGACTGTCACCAACTTCGGTAACAATACCCTTGAGTTCTCCGTCCAATGCCGTTGTTGTTCCGGCACCAATGTCAACTCTTCCTACTAAGGTTTGGGTTACACCCATTCCGACTGTAATTCCTGATGTTGTAATACCAGTCAGAATTTGATCTGCTTTTGCGTCGATGATAGCAAGTCTAATTCCATTTGCCCAAGATCCTGGATTCTTGGAAACAAATGTTTTGCCAGCAATGACGTTTTCGTCGTATTGAAGCTGTTCGTAGTGATCTACACTCTTGATTTTAATGGAAGATCCAGTTCCAACATATGCATTTGCAGAGTTAATGCTGTCAGCTCTGACAACTCTAAGTCCGGCACCATATGCAAGATATGAGGATGCTACCATCCAATGCTCATAGTGCTTGTCATTACCATATGGTTTTCCAAAATTGTCAAGTAAGTCTTTTTCTGATCCGATCAAAGTTGGCACTTCGACAGGTCCTTGTGCAAAAGGAGCAACAAGGCCACCAACTTTCGCAGAAGATGGATCAACTCTTCCTACGGTAAGGTCTACTTCCCTTACTCTAATTCCAGGAGATGCTAAATTTAATGGCATCTTGTTTACCCTCGCAATCCAAATTTATCTAAAAATATTTATGGAAAAGGGTATTTTCAGTGGGGAAAGTATGCATGATATTCACCAATCGGGGTATTCCCACGAATTAATTTTCTTTACTCCAAAATTATTCTTATTAACTCTCTTCTTTGTACACTCTTTACATTCATAAGAATACGATGATGCCAGAGTTCTGTCTTTTCTAGTTTTATAATAATCATCTATTAAATTTTTTACTTTTCCACATACTCTACATTTGCGATCAAGAAATAATAAATGCTCTAGTTCGACTTGATCATCAAAATCCATTATCTATAATCCCACATATAAGAACGATCACCATATTCATCAGAGTACCATCTATCACCATCACTATCTACAAAAGTTGTTTCATCATTAAATCCATCAGAAATAAATCCGAATGGTGCCATGTCTTGTTCTATCTGATCTTTTTGCTCTTCATAGATTCTCTTTCGGACATCATTCTCTGTCATCTCCTTAAAATAGTCTTGTGCAACTAACCAAGCAAAAAGAACAAGACACATTGCAAGATCATCATTACAACCTTCTTCTGCCTCAAAAGAATTGTTCCTCTGGGCAAAAGTTGTTAATTCTGAAATAATTTCATAATCAAGGGTAAGTAACTTAAATTCTTCAATAAGAGTTTTTAAGTTAGAGCATCCAAGTTTTTTAACAGCAGACGTTGTTCTAACACCAAGTTGTGTTTTACTACCAGAAAATCCTTGACCAACAACCTGTCCGTTTCTACCTCTCATTGATGACATAAGAATATTTTCATATTCCAAATCATAATGAAGAATACTTGCTACCTGATCTCCAATATCATTAACTTCTACTAGCAACCAAGCATTGTTATATCCTTTTGCCACATCCAAAATAATATTTGGAAATAGCATTGGTTTGATTTCGTTGTTTCTATACTTTGC